TAAAAAAGTTTCAAACCTAAACCTAGTTGTTGAACCTGAACTTTTGCGCTCTACAAAATACGAATGGGTGGTAGACTTATGAAATTTGAAAAGGTAGACCTATTTTGCCCTAAGTGTGGGAAGTATTTTGTAGTAAATGAAAACATAGTATACCCTAGCAATACTTTTCACCTACTTTCAAGATGAAAACCGTGTAACCCAAAAAAGGTATATTAAAAAGCAATATTCACCCTATTGACAATTAGTTACAATTAATGTAGCTTATTGGCATGGGTCGACCGATAGAGTTTAACAATTCAGTTACAGAGCGTGCCAATACAGCGCCATCTCAAGACATTTTTGAGCCAGAATCCACTGACCAAACTAAGATGACCGAAAAGCAAAAGAAATTTTGCGATTTTTATATTTTGTCTGGGAACGCCACACAATCAGCAATTCAAGCCGGTTACTCCGAGGATACGGCAAAGACAATTGGGTGTCAAAACTTAACAAAACTTTACCTTATTGACTACATCAAAGAACGCACTCAAAAAGCCTCTAATTCCCGCATTGCAGACATTATAGAGCGAAAAGAGCTACTTACTAGCTTCCTAAGAGGCCAAGAAGAAGGCGACTCTAAAGACCGCCTAAAAGCAGTAGAGATGCTCGGTAAAATGGAAGGCGATTTTATCGAAAGGGTAGAAACCTCTGGCACCCAAACCAGAATACATAAAATAGAGAGAGTAATTGTCGACCCTAAGAATTGAAACCCCTAGGTGGGCAGTTCCTTTGCTTGGTCCAGCAAGGTATAAAGGTATACATGGAGGTCGGGGCTGCGTACATAAAGACACACTATTGGATACACCAAAAGGCAGAGTAAAAATATCAATGTTTGGTGGTGGAGATGTTTACACCATAAAAAATGGTAAGATTTCCATTGCTAAGGCAACAAAGCCAAAACAATATTTTAAACAAATTCTCTACGAGGTAAAATTTAATGACGGCCGTAAAGTTGTTTGTACCGACCGCCACAAATTCTTAACTCCTACAGGGTGGAAGCCTTTGAACGAGCTTTCATTCTCTGACCAAGTCCTTTCCATACCTTATCCCGCAAAGACTCTATCCCGTTTTCAGACCACTTTGGACACTTACCTTTTAGGGTTTCTCTCAAGTGTTCGCCATTTGAAGAAAAAATCCTTAAATTTTCTGGAGAGTTGTTTAGAATGTTCCCGTCTATATGGTCTACGACTTCGGTTTTTAACAGGATTCTACCCAGTGTCTTTTCCATTACTAGGCGATGCTCGGCAACATAACCACCATGCTTTGACTTGTTTGGGTGGTCTACAGTCCTTACAAGGCGATAACCCTTTGAAAGCTTTACGCCACCCTTCCAACCTAACCTTTCCTCTCGCAAGGGCGGGCAAATGTTGTGAAGTCGTGGGAAATTATATCGACGGTAAATTTTCTGGATTGCTTTTGGAGACTTGCCAACAATCGAAGCTATTTCTTTTGAGATCGCTCCTTGCCTCGCTAAATCTAAAACCTTTAAAACTAATTCAGGCTCTCGGCAACCCTTTAAATTTATTTCAAACCCATCAAAAGCATTTTGACAAGCTAGTTGATTCCTTTGTTTATGATTCATTATCGAACTCCTTTAAAACAGATAATATACTAAAAATAAAAACCGTATGCAAGCACAGCCTCCAAAAATATTGGGACATTCATATTGAGGAAACAAACTGTTATTTTGCCAACGGAATACTGCATCACAACTCTGGAAAATCGCACGAAAGAGCGGAATCTTTAATAGACGAGCATTGCACTAATCCCAATCAAAACACCGTTTGCATTCGAGAGGTTCAAAAGACCTTAGAGCATTCTGTAAAATCCCTATTAGAACAAAAAATCAAAAAGTTTAATGTCGGGGAATACTTCGATGTTCAAAGGGGCCAGATAAATTCAAATTACGGCGACGGTAAGATAATCTTTCAGGGTATGCAAGATCACACCGCCGAATCCATTAAATCCCTAGAAGACTTTGATAGGTCTTGGGTAGAAGAAGCCCAGTCGCTTAGTCAAAGAAGCTTAGACCTTTTAAGACCAACAATAAGAAAACCCAATAGTGAGCATTGGTTTACTTGGAACCCTAGATTCAACACTGACCCTATTGATGTCTTTCTAAGAGGAGAAACACCCTTCCCCCAATCTGTAGTGATACAGGTTAACTTTAATGATAACCCTTGGCTTCCACAAGTCCTAAAAGATGAAATGGAATATGATAGGTCAAGGGACATTGACAAATACGAACACGTTTGGCTTGGTGGTTATGTAAAGAACTCAAACACAAGAGTTTTTAGAAACTGGGCAATACAGGAATTTGATACACCGCCCGACGTAGTGCATAGACTTGGCGCGGATTGGGGGTTTTCAGTCGACCCGACTACCCTAGTCCGTTGCCATATCATAGGCAGAAAGCTTTACATAGACTATGAAGCATATATGGTGGGATGTGATATTGTAGATACTCCAAACCTATTCCTTACAGTCCCCGAAGCTGAGAAGTGGCCTATAGTTGCGGATAGTTCTAGACCCGAAACCGTATCATATATGAGACAAAACGGATTCCCTAAAATTATGGGGGCCGTAAAAGGAACTGGAAGTATTGAGGACGGGATAGAGTTTTTAAAGGGATACGATATTATTGTACACCCAAGATGTAAGCATGTGGCCGATGAGCTTTTACATTATAGTTACAAAACAGACCCCTTGACAGGTAAAGTATTACCAATACTGGCAGATAAAAACAATCACACTATTGACGCTTTGCGTTATGCCTGTGAAGCCGTCCGAAGGATTAAAGATAAAAAGGAAATTAAGTATGTCGAATATAGACAAAGATGAGGAAGTCCTTAAGAGGGCTAAAAAGCGTTTTAAGGAAATCGTAGATCATGAAAGATATACCCGTGAATTAATGAAAAACGACTTGGATGCCTATTACTCGGATATATGGGAGAGTGTAGCACCCGGCTGGAGGCAGACCATGGAGAACTACGGCCGTCCAGTACTTGAAATGCACCGTATGGAGCCGATAATTAGGCGGGTTATTAATGATGTAACTAACATGGAACCAGAGATAAAAACCATTGCTAGGAATACTGTAGACAAAGAAAAGGCAGAGAATAGACAGGGTGTGATTAGGCATATCCTTTACAATTCCGATTCTCAAGAAGCTATTTCCCTTGCTTGTTTACATGCCTGTATTATGGGTAGGGGACATTTTAGGATAAGAACAGAATATACTGAGAGCTCAAACAATCAATACGTTTGCTTTGACCCTATTAAAAAACCCCTTAATGTATATATGTCAAAGAACCGAAGGACTACAAATTATACTGATTGCGATTACGCTTTTATCATAGATAGAATGACCAAAGAAGACTTTAAACTAGAATACCCAAACTCTGATCCTGTAAACTGGGAGGGTGAGAACGAGGAAATGTGGTTCGATTCTGAAGATGTGATGATAGTCGAATACTATGAATTTGAAACAAAGCGAAGGAAGATGATTACCTTTTTGGACGGTTCGGAGATGTATGATGATGAGATAACCCCCGAAATGAAAAAGGACGCTAAGTATTTAAAATCAATGTCCCGTGATGTAGTCGACCGCACTTTAGTATGGCGTAAAATGACAGGGCGCGAAGTGCTTGAAAGTGCAATTATACCCGGAACCAGAATCCCTATTTGTACCGTGATAGCTGAGGAAGGTGAAGACAGTGACGGCCAATTGGTTATTTCTGGACTTGTAAGGAGATGTAAGGGGCCCGCATGGTTATATGACCTGTCCTCAAGTTTAGAGGCTGAGAACATGCACCAAAACAGCATAAACCCATGGATTGGAGACCCTGAGCAATTTGAAGGACTAGAGCATTTATATGCAGAGGCTAACCGAGTTCCTAGGGCTTACTTACCAGCACACACAATCGTTAAAGAAGGGATTGTATTAAATAGACCCGAGAGAGTACAACCTATTCCTTTAAATGGCATGACTCAAATCAAGTACGGATACATTGATGATATGTTTGCTGCGAGTGGTGTAAATGAAGAACGAATGGGTATGCAATCAAACGCCCAGAGCGGGAAAGCAATTAACGCCAGAAGCCAAGAAAGCAAAATGACCAATAGTAACCTAACAAGGTCTTTGGGTTCGGCGCTTACTTATGCAGGTAGAATAATTAATAAATGGATACCCATTTACTACGATACAAACCGATTAGTAAGGATTCTGGACATTGAAATGAAACCTAAAACCGTAGAGCTAAAAGAGTTTGATGAGGGAGGTCAAAGTATTGATCTAGGTGAGGAATATGATGATATCATAGTGACAATGGGGCCTAGTTACTTGTCAGGCCGTTTAGAAGCTATGGACGGGATGTTACAATTTATCCAAGCGATCCCTAACCTTGCGCCTGTAGTGGCTGACTTGATAGCTGAAAATAGTGATTGGCCAGGTTCTGCAAAGATAGCTGAGAGAATACGCGCTACAATGCCACCTGAAGTACTCGAAGCAAACGGCGGGGCGGATCAAATAGCGGTTAAACTAAATCAAGCTATGCAACAACTACAGCAATCAGAGCAAATGATACAAATGTTGAAACAAGCTTTGGATGAAGCCACACAAGAAGTTCAGTCTAAGGAATCAGAGTTTGCTAACAAGATCGATGTCGAACAACTCAAAGCTGATGCAAACATTCAGGTCGCTTTGATAAGACAGGAAACAGATCTGGCAAAAACGAAAGCTGACCTTTGGGCCAGTATTCGCAAACCCGTCTCGAAAGGCGCATAATGGAAAACGAAACAAACGAAATATTAGAACAAGGTGATGTAGTCGAGGGCTATCAAGAGCCAGTCGAAGAAATTACAGAGCCTACCGAGGAACTACCGGTAGAAACAACCGAGGAAAAGCCAGCCGAACCCGAAAAGGTTGAAAAGCGAAAATTGACAGCGCAAGAACGCGCCCAGCAAATTCGAGAGGAAACTAGGCATAAGTGGGAAGCACATAGAGCCTTAGAAGCCAGAGAAAAAGCCATAGATGAAAAACTAGCAAGATTACAAAAGCTAGAAGGTCAACCTAGCCAAGAAAAAGCCCCTCGACTTGAAGACTATACGGAAGAAACCGCACAGCAATATTTAGAAGATTTGGCAGAATGGAAAGCTGAACAAAAGTTTGCCGAAAGATCAAAGAAGCAAACAGAGGAACAATCTAAGCAAAAAGAGGAACAGGAACAGCGCAATTTATACTCGGACTATGAAAAACAATATAGCGCAAGAGTAGCAAAAGACCCCTCATTTGCAGAAAAAGAACTCGATGTTGCAAAGATGATTAAGATGACTGGAGCCAAGCACATTGAAACCGCTTTACTTTCCATCGAAAATAAAGTAGATTTAGTGGAGTACTTTGGGGATAATCTCGATGTACTTGAAGACTTAATAAAACTATCGCCTCAGCGCGCTTTTATAGAGATCGGTAAAATCACCGCAAAACAGGAACAGAAACCGCGAACTGTATCCCGAGCCCCAGCGCCCATCAACACATTGAGAAATACAGGTGCAGGTGGAATAAAAGATTTAGCAGGCATGTCTTTTGACGAATATGCCAATCACATGAATAAAAGAACATTTTAAAGAAAGGCCTATAAATGGCAAATGCAATTCTAACATCTGACCTAATCCTAAAAGAGGGGGTACGTCAGTTTGTTAATAACACACCAATCGTAAAGGCGATTAATCCTCAGTATGATAAATCATACGAAATTGCCGGAGGCAAATCTGGCGATCAAATCCGAATCAAACGCCCTCAAAGATACAGTGTCCGCGAAGGTATGACAATGGATACCCAAGTCTATGACGAACGCAAGGTTGACTTCGTTTGGTCACAGGTTTACGGTATTGATTTGGAATTTACCCAAAAAGAGTTGGGAATGGACATTGCACAGTTTTCAAAAGAAGTGATTCAGCCCGCTATTGGTCCTTTGACCAGTAAAGTTGAATATCTTATTTCTCAGGCAGTAGCCGAAAACGCTGGTAATGTTATTACCCTTCCTGTAACCAATATCGACCGTGAAGATATTATCAATGCAGGGGTTTTGTTAAGTGAAAACGGAGCAAGTGCCATGACTAGCCAACGTCACCTAATCCTTGATCCAAAATCACAAGGTCAGTTCCTTAACCAAAACGCATCTGTATTTAATCCAAGTGCAGAGATCAGCCGTCAATATACTAGCGGTGTAATGGGTGATGCTTATGGTTTTCAGTGTGCAATGTCTCAAAACATTCACTCTATTACCCGTGGAACAGCCAATACAGCCTATACTGTAGATGGTGCAGTGTCTTCTGGAACTAGCATTGTGGTTGCCGATGGAACTGGAACCCTTAAAAAAGGTAACTTTTTCAATGTAGCTGGCGTATACAATGTAAACCCACTAACCAAAAACTCAACTGGTCGACTAAAAGACTTTACAGTTGCGGCCGATTATGCTGGCGGGGCTGGTACTATTACAATTACTGAAGCTATCGTTACAAGCGGAGCCTATCAGAATGTATCTATTGCGCTTCCTAATGATGCAGCAATAACCGTATATAGTGCCTCTGGTGCAGTACATGGTTACAACATGGCATTTACATCTGACGCTATCGCCTTTGGATGCGCTAAGATGGAAGCCCCTAAAGGTGCGGCCGAATACTCTTCACTAACAGCCCCTAACGGCTTAACTTTCAGCTTGACATCTGACTATGATATCCGAAACCACAAAACATTGTGGCGTTTTGATATTCTTTGCGGTGTAAAAGTTGTAATCCCTGAACACATTGTAATTATACCTAGCGTATAAAGAAAGGAAATGAAAAATGGCTAACGGAATCGGAGTAGAATATTTGTCAAGTGGTGGCGACGATGGCGCATCTGTCGGAGCATCCGCAACACAAAAGGTTTCACTTTATGGAGTGACCCCTATAGTTCAAAGAAGCGGAGCGGCGCAAGCAACTTCCCTACTTTCTACTGCATCCTCAACCGCAGTCGATACTGCCACTAAAGCGGCGTTGATTGAGGTCATGAATACTTTAACTGCTTTGGGTGCTTGGAAAGGTTCAGCCTAATCAGTATTGTATTCTGTATACCTACTTACGAGAGGCCTTTTCGAGAGTGTTTAGACGCTCTTGAGGGGTCTCTCCCTTTTTTGGAAGGAATTGAACACCAAACTGTATTTGAGGTTGGATGTCCTTATATCTCACATGCACGGGCCACAATGCTAAGAAAAGCCATGTTGAAAAGATGTGATGAAGTTTTATTTATAGATCATGATTTAAGCTGGAAGCCCGAAGATCTTAGAAAGATCATTGAAATTAAGGGTGACGTGGTAGCTGGACTTTACAGGTTTAAGAAAGATGAAGTCGAGTACATGGGTGTTTTAGACACTGATCCCGAAGGATACGCTAAGGTTTACCCAGACGGCTGTTTAAAGGGCTACAGAGTACCCGCTGGATTTTTAAAGGTAAGTATGGGGGCTGTGAAAAAGTTCATGGAAGCATACCCAGAATTGATAATAAAAGGTGAGATAGACTCGCCAGACTTGTTTAATCATGGTGTCATTGATGGGATATGGTACGGTGAGGATTATGCTTTTAGTAAAAGGTGGGTCGAAAAGTGCGGAGAGATTAAAATAGTACCTGACTTGGATTTGTGCCATGTCGGTAAAAAGAGATATGAGGGGAATTATCATAGATTCCTTTTGGGGACTTGATTTAATAGAAAAATAATGTATATTACTTAGATACTCGCTTCGGCGCAAAACATTTTAGAGGTGAGTATGAAATTTCCAAAAATGGTATATCTTGCAAAAGACAACTACCGAATAGTTCAAAACGAAATAGAGTTAGAAGAAGCCTACAATAAGGGTTTTTGCGATCATTGGCTTGATTGTGGCAAGGAAAAAGTCGAGATTATAAGCCCAATAGAACTACCAAAAAAGGTGAATAATGTCTACGGTAAACGATCTCGTTAGACGCGTTCTAACTAAATTGAGGGTTTACCAACCGGGTGAAGATATTACTTCACACGATTTTAACGATGTTCTAACCGAAATGAACGCTTTTTTAAACTCTTTGAGTAACGAGAAATTGGCGGGGCCGTGGTTGACAAGGTTCTCACATACTTTGGTTAGTGGTGATGGAAGTTACACAATAGCGTCAAGTGGTGCTAATATAACCAGCCCAATACCTGCCAGAATAGAACATCTTTTTATAAGAGACTCCGCAGGAAACGATACTGTATTACAGCAAATAGGACGTGGAGAATATAATGAAATTACTCTGAAAACAACTCAGAGTGAGCCATGCGTATACTATTACGAACAAGGGCCAACCTTCGGAACTATTTATTTGTTTCCGACCCCCACTGCGGGCGTGTTATATGGTGACGCTTGGCTTCAATTTACCAACTACACTAATCCCAGTGATAATGTAGTGCTACCTGACGGTTACGATGATTTGATCGTTTATAACACTTGTATACGATGTGCAAGCGATTTTGGGGCCGTGGTGACACCTGAGATATACGACTTAGCAAAGAAATCCATGTACAGATTAAAGTTTGTTAACTGTCTAGATATCCCTATTATGAAAAGCTGGGGAACTGGAAGTAATTTCGATATTGTGAGAGGCTATTAATGCAACCGATTAACTATAATATTGACCAGCCTAGGATAGACATTTTAGGCACTATCCAAGGCATGCAACAGATTAAAGCCAACAAACAGCAATCGGCCTTAAACAAAATGGCAATGGAAGATCAGCAATTTCTTAGAAATGCCCTTCCTAGATACATGCAAAGCGCACAGGGTGACCCGTATAAAGCTGAGGAAATGGCGCTAAGCCAATGGCCAGAGCACGCTGAAGGAATTACAAGGGCTTTCGGTATGATTAAGGGCGTTAAAGAGAAAAACGCAATGGCACCCCTAGAAATGCAAGCCAAACAAAATGAATTAGCGGGGTTTAAACAGAAATCCATTAAAGAAGTGGGTTCTAAACTAGCCAAAACTTTTGAATCTCTCGATGATATGGAGAAACAAGTAGCTTGGCCAGAATTTCTAAACGCTTGGCAACAAAATAAATTAGACGTTCCTGAGCATTGGCGGAATGGATACTCACCAAAAGTTAAACAGGAATTGGGATTACTTTCTGGACTAGAAGAACAAAAAGCTGGAATGACCTTTGAGCAAAAGTTAGAACTTCAAAACCAACTTTACCAGAGAAAACAAGGTCTACAGGATCAGCAATACAAATTAAAAACAGAGTTTGACCAAACAAAAGACCCTTTGAGAAAAGCGCAATTAAAAGTACAAATTGACAAGCTAAATCTTGAAAAGCAGAAATTTACACTTGATGAAAAACAATTTGGTTTGGATGTCGATAAACAAGGCATGGCCAAGGGTGCAAAGGCATTAGAATATAATGATAAAATAGACGCTCTCGACGCTTCAATAGACCAAATTGAGTTTAAAAAGGGTGAAGTAAAAGAACTACTCGACGACCCTAATCTATGGAAGGCTGTAGGAACTGCTGGATGGGCTAATTTTATTAAGGGTACTGAAGCAGCTAATATTAAATCGAAAATTGCAAGTATTGTCGATTACATCACTTTTGAAAACTATGCAGGGCTAAAGGCTAGGGGCGTAACGCTTGGAGCGACTTCAGAAAATGAAATGAAGATGCTAAAACAATCAGTTGCCAACCTTGATCTATCCCAAGATGAAAAACAATTTAAGAAAAACCTACTTCGCGTTTATGATTTGTTGGATACTTGGCAAACCAATAACGAGCGATCAATGAGGGGTTACGCTAAGGAAAGTAAAAACCTAGAAAAGGGTTATAACGCTGAGGACTTTTGGAAATGAAGTTATCACAATTTTTAGAAGATGCTAAGAGAAGTGGCGTTACTGACCCAAAGATAATTGAGGCCAAAACTAAACAATATATTGATAGATATGGAGAGTTTGAGCCTGAAGAATCTAAAAAAGAATCCTCAGAAAAACAAAGATTAAAATCAGATCAAGAAAAGCGTGAAGCCTATTCTAATTTACCACTTGCCCAAAGAATAGCTTTGGGAATTGGTAAAAATGCTTATTCAATGAGTGTTGCCCCAATAAAAAGAATGATGGGTAAAGGTGACGAAGTCGATGCCGACATGGAAAAATACGCGCAAGCAAGCCAAGGGGATTTACCTTCTCGATTGGGAGAAATTGCTGGCGATGTTTCTTTAATGGCATTACCCGGAAACATGGCTTTTAAAGGCGCTAAGGGTGCTGTTTCTGGTTTGGGTATGGCTGGAAAGTTTGCCCAAAAAGTAGTCCCAATGGTTGCGGGTGGCCTTGCTGAGGGCGCTGTAAGTGCCGGCGGTCACCAATTACAAAACTACGGCACAAAGGGAGATGTAGATCTCGGAGACGCTGGGTTAGAATCGGCTGTTTCGGGTGTGATACCTGGGGCCACTGGTTTATTATCCGATATGCTAAAAGGTGCAGGCGCCACCATGCTTCAAAAGTCTGTAAAGCCTTTAAAGCAATACATGAACAAAAGGAACGCCCCACAATTTGCCGAGCCCCTAAAACAGGGTTTAGTTTCAAAGTTTGGCGGAATAGAAAAAACATACCAAAATATTGAGAAAAAGGTTGGTGAAATATCCGAAGTAAGGGACAACGCTATTCAAGCGGCTAATATAAAAGTCAATACCTATGATGCCATTAAGGACGCTGAAAACATTCTAAAACAAGATCTTAAAAAAGGTCGAATAGATATTAATGATTATAATGATGCCATAAATTCAACTGGCAGAGTAATTGAGGATATAGATTATCTTTCCACAAAAGGAATTGTTGACGGCCCTACAGCGGTTCAATTAAGAAAAAACGCTGATAAAAGAAGTAAATTCTTAATGAATGTTGACAGGGCTAAAACACCTGACGAAGCAAGGTTTAACGAAGCATTTAGGCAGGCTATTGAAAACCAAATAGATAAAAAACTAAACAATGTAAACGGTGAAATAGCCACAGCATACCGAACCGCAAAGAAAAATCTAGGGCGTTTAGTTCCCGTACAAAAAGCAATTCTAGGGTCAAATCCAAGGTTAGACAATAGAAACACTATTGGTTTAATGGATGCCACTATGATGAACACAGCGGGTCAACTTGGCAATACTACCCCACAAACAGCAACTGCAATGCTTACGGGTGGTTTGTTGAATAGGCTTGTTAACACTCAGGGCGGTTCTGCAATGGTGTATGGTGCTGGCCAACAATTAGGCAAAGAAAATGTATACCCTAAACAAATATTAAGATCGGCGCTATTCGGCGAATGAGAATCCAAATACCCATAGCTTCAAGCAGTGCAGGAAACAACTTAAATGCTGTAGATTCTAGGCGTTTAGTTAATATGTATGCAGAGCCTTCAATGGGTAAAGCTGACTTTGTATTGAAGAAAAGGGAGTGTCTTTCATACGTCGTGGAAGCACCTGGGGTGTTTGCGGTAAGGGGTTTATATGAAACCTCAACAAATAGACTTTTCGGAGTTCGGGGTAATACTTTATTTGAGATAAATACAGATGATACAATTACAACTAGGGGAACTATAGGGACTACTTTTGGGATTGTAAGTTTAATTGATAATGGTTTTGATTTAGTGATTGCAGACGGTAGTGCCTTATATAAATTTACCCTTGCTACTAACGTACTTGCACAAATTACAGACCCAGACGCCCCTCAAAACACCCCTACAGTAGATTTTATTGACGGGTACATTTTTGGGTTTAACCCTGACAGTGCTGACTTAGGGGAGTATCAATTTTCAGGTCTTGACGATGCTAGTACATGGGCTAATTTAGATAAGGGTATTGCCAATAAAAACCCTGACAAGTTAGTTACCTTGATCGCTAATAATGGCGACCTTTGGCTATTTGGTTCAAAGTCCTATGAAGTACATGGCAATACTGGAAATGTTTTAGACACTTGGCTTGTAATTAGTGGGGCCAATGGTGAAATAGGATGTGCCTCTAAGAAAAGCGTAGTAAAACATGGTGGCCAAATATATTGGTTAGGTGCTTCAAAAGAGGGCCATGCTAAAATATACCGATCAAATGGATATGGATATGAGGAAATAAGCACATTTAGAGAGGTGTCTGTTATATCCGATCTTGGGACTATTGACGACGCAGTGGGGTTAACTTACCAATACAAAGGCCATGCCTTTTATGCACTAACTTTCCAAAATGGTGACATCACAATAGTTTATGATATTACAACTGGACTTTGGCACGAGGAAACTTGGAGAAATCCTTTAACTTCTTTGCAAGAAAGAAATCTTTTAGTATGCCATGCCTTTTTCAATAATGAAAATTATTTCGGAGATCGTAGGAACGGAAAGATATATAAGCTTTCTGGATATTCCGATGAAGGTCAACCCGTAGTTTGTGAGATACAATTTCCCCACTTTGAGGATAAGAAACAAGTAATATTCTGGAACTGGATTGAAATTGATTGCGAAATGGGTGTTGGTGATTATGTTACCGAACCCCTAGTACAATTGTGTTATAGTGATGACGGGGGCAATACATGGTCGAATTGGACAAACGGAAGTATGGGTTTAACAGGCCAATACAGTAGACGGGTTAAGTTTAACCGATTAGGTCGGTCGCGATTTGGCGAAAGAGTGTTTAAATTAAGGTATAGTGGAAACACAAAGTTTAATGTTTTAAATCGGTGTATTGCCGATATTGAGGAAGGGGTTTAGTATGGCGAGGAAATACAACTGGAATATATTTGAAAAAGACCTTGGGAATATGCTTGTCGATAATGCTAAGGTATTTGGTAGACAGGTTGGTAATGTATTGGACAGTACAGACGCCACAAACGCAATTGACGAAGCCTCCAGCACTCAAGCCGAAGCGATGGATAGGGGTATAGCGGAAAACCAAAGACAGTTTGATTTATCCCGTGCCGATATGTTGCCTTGGTTAGAAAGTGGACGCTCTGGGCTTAGTAGGTTGAATGAAAGGTCACAGGCCGGATATTACGATATGCAGGATGAAGATTTAGAAGGGCCAGCTTTTAATTATAACTTCCAAGCTGATCCAGGGTATCAATTCCGAACAGGACAAGCCGAGGAAGCTATTAAAAGGGCAAGTTCTGCAAGGGGTAACAGATACACGCCCGGAATGTTTGCGGAACTATCTGACCGTATAAGTGGTATGGCAAGCGATGAATACGACAGGGGGTTTAACAGAAACTATGGCATGTATAATGACCAATACAATAGAAGGATTAACAACTATTCCCGCCGTGCTGGTAATTTATCAGATCGTTATAACCGTGATAGCGCTCAAGCTGGTATGGGTCAACAACAAGCCTCAGCCCTAGCGAATCTAGGTAGTAATTACGCAAGCAACCAAGCCAATATGTACGGACAAAGAGGCTCGGCAATTGCGGGCGGTATAATGGGGCAGGCAAACGCTAGACAGAATAGCTTAGGAAATCAATTATTGGGTACTGGATTAGGTCTAGGACTCGGAAAGTTATTTGGGGCATATTAATGGCAAATTTAGTAAATGTATTCCAGCAGGAATTAGACAATTCAGGTAACATCTTAAACGGTGGCAAAATATATGTATATGATTTTGAAACTGTTAATTTATCCTCAGTATATGTAAATGAGCTTGGAGCTGCTGGGACTAATCCTGTAATCCTTTCAAGCTCTGGCCGTGCTGGGATATTCTTAGACGCTGGCGTTTATTCTTTTCTTTTGACAGACTCAAGCGATAACACTATTGCAACCCGAAACGGGGTTTCTGTAATTGGTGGGTTGGCTGGCACTGGATCGACTCAGATAGTCGAAAGTATGGAGGCTTTGCGCGCCTTAGCCTCTGGAAGTTCTACCTATGTTGACATGGTGGGCTACTACACAAAAGGCGACCAAGGGGCTGGAAAGTTTTATTGGGATGCAGACGCAACGGGTGAAGATGGCGGGTATACAATACAACCTAATTCAGCTCCTGTTACTGGCAGATGGTTAAGGTTTGTTGAGGGGCCAGTTACACCTTACCAATTTGGGGCGTATGGTGATGGGGTTGAAGATGATTTAATACCAATCAATAGCGCTATTACCTACGCGTACGCAAACGATAGAGTAATATACTTCCCAGCAGGTGATTATGGGGTTAGTGATTCAATAGATTTAGTCACTCTGTTTGCATACATTGACAATAGTTCTGTAAGAAACCAAGGATACTTTGAGTTTTTAGGAGAGAACCCCGAAACAACAAGATTTATTCCGCTTGCAAATATTATAGGAGCTTTAATTTCCTTAGACGCTGATAGTGCAGACGATAGCGAAGGCGCAGCGAATATTCGACAAATAATGTTTGATGGGTTTAGCATATACTCAGATAATTCTAAAAATTCAGGGGCTGGTTTTTCCGTTGAATATGGGTTGCTTTGCCGATGGGTAGCAGAATTAACAATCACAAACTTTTACTGTATAAATGCAGTTACAAAAAGGGGAATTAGTTTAGAATCTTGCTTTCCAGTAAAACTTGACAATTTAAATATTACAGGTAATGGAAGCGAAAGAGCGCCAACCGGTAGTAATTCCCCAACGGCTGTAATAAGTGCCCAAACTTGGGCCACTGCGCAACCTTTAGCAATTGCCGATAGGTTTACAGGGGTTTATATAAAAGGATCTTCAACGACTGTATTAATGACAAATAGCCGTGTTAGGCAGTTTGTTAATGGTATTAATATAGAAGGCTGTGAAATGTTTTCGGCAATTAATAACGCTTGGGAAAGTTGCCAGACAGTACCCTTTGCAAATAATGGAAATATTGTAAACGGAATTGCACATGGTTTTTTAATAAGTGGTACAGCAACTTGGTTCAATTTGGAAAGTTATTATGCTGAAGGGAACGAGGTCGCGGTAGGAATTAAGGGTACGGTGGTAGGCGGGAATATCACTGGAAGTTATATCCACGATAATATAAACATAAAAACCTATGCCAATGAAATAAATGGGCTACACATACACAGAAACTACATTAAGGGTGGGTATTATGGATTGTTAGATCAAGGCGCGGAGTTTAAGGGGTGTTCTTTTACAAATAATCTATGCTATGTTGGAAGATCTCAAAAGGATACTTGGTTTAGCCTAGCTGAAAATTATTCGACCTATGTTAATCGTCAAATAGATGTCAGAAATAACACTTTCAAAATCGAATTCACAAATAATAGATTGACATCGTTTGATAGACATACAAGTAATTTGGCCGATTACCCCTTAAATGAATACAGCCTAAATGGTGACGGAACCGCTGCGATTAGTTCAGATACCTTTGGGAAACAAAGGGCGTTCACTGTTACGGGTTCTACAGCGGTTACAAATAACATTGAAAGAAGGATAATCCCTACTATTGGCGCTCAGGATAGTATTCGTGGCGCTTGGTGTACGATGCAAATTCCAGTTTACAAAACAACCCTTGCAGGTCAAATAACTTATGTATTGAAATACTCTGGAGCACTTTCTACTACAATTACAGGCAGAGACAATACTACAGGGTTAGCCGTTACGGCTAGCGCTGACTCTACCGATTACGCCACTTTTGATTGGTCAACCGAAACAGGAGATGTTGATTTAAATATAACATGTTCTTGGGATACTGGCACAGGTATTTTAGTAAATTACGGTTACGGAAGTGACCCTCATGTTGCAACTATACAAATTGTTACGGGAACCCCTCCAACAAACGGCGATGTGATTTCAAGAACTGGTGGAGATGTGGGCGGGTTTACGGTTGCTTCTATCCCTGTTATTACTCAAAGAATGCTTTTAACATCCACCGCAGAATATGAATCAGGAGTAAATTGCAACTTCACATCTTCCGGTACTTTACCAACTGGATTGACTGCGGGTACTGAATACATACTAACAAGAATAGGCGAAACAACAACTTATTATGTATCTGAAAATGCAGATGATTTTGAAAATCTTGTTTATGTAAATTACACTGATGCGGGTACAGGTACACATAGTTTGCATTTGTACAGTGCTTTTTATAACAACTACATTTATTTTAAAGTCCCTCAAAACGCTGAGTATTTAACCTTACAAATACAACCAAAAGGTGGAACTTATACCGTAGGTCAACCTGTTATTTATAGGGGTCTATGGGATGATAATATAGGTAGTACCATTTCAGAGCGATTCCAAAATAAACCTTTGGAAGATAATACCACCATTGCAGATTATTACGATGGGCCTAGTAATCCAACACTAAAAACTATTAAAATGTTAAATGTTGGCACGCCTGGGGCTGGAACTATTCAACTTTACTCAAACAACACTTTAGGGACTACTTTAAGTCCCACCACCGTTACCACTAGCGGAAGTATTATAACTACTGCGGGGAGAATACAAGGGTTTAAGGGTGCTGATGTAGCAAGTGTTGGGGCTATGGTATTGGGTCAAGGAAACTTTTTTGTAATTACTGGAACAACCACCATAAACCAAATTGCAAAAACAGATTGGCAGGCTGGCAGTATTGTTACATTAAAGTTTAACGATACTGTAACTGTAAAATACGCAATAGCAGGAGATGCGACATACAAGCCTTTTTTATTGTCTGGGGCGGTCGATTTTGTAGCAAGTATTAATGATACGCTAACACTGATATTTGATGGCGACTACTGGCGAGAAATAGCTAGGACTGTAATCTAATGGAAAAAGCCCCACTACATTCTAAACAACTTGAGGGTGTCCAGAACAATCTGGCCCGCCCTTGGCATTTGTGGTATAATAAGCTGTGGGAATTTATTACCAATTTAACCTTTTTAAACCTCTCAGACACTCCAAACACATACACGGGTCAAACTGGTAAGGTGCCTAGGGTAAAGGCTACAGAGGACGGTTTAGAGTTTATTACTCCATTTACAGGTGTTCACAATGACCTTACAGGCATACAAGGCGGAACCGCTGGGGAATACTACCACCTAACAAGTGCCGATAGTGCCGAGGCATTGGCTTTTTTAAACGGTGGAAGCGCAACACACACCCAATTAGATGCGGAGAGAACAAGTTCGATAGCTCACAGAGCAAACTCCTTAATTCACTTTGAA